TGTCTTTTTGAGAGCCGGTCTTTGTTGATGATCAGGTTGATTGTGCGGGAGAGTGCTGCCTCATCCATCTTCTGTGTCCGGGTGCCGTGGAACCCGTCCCAGTTGTCCATTGCTTCCATGAATTTGCCTTCAGTCATGATGATCAGCTCCCCGTCGCATTGTAGCCGAGCAGGTAATACATGGTGCCGCCGAACGAGATCGGGATCTGCATACAGGTGCCGGTATCAGACGGGTTGGTGGTCACGGTCTTGCATCCGAAACAATCACTGTCAAGCTCAAGGACTGCTTCAAGAGTACCGGCCGTTCCGCTGGTGCCGATATGGATACCGCTGCGGATGGTTGCCGCTGTGCCGGGCACACCTTCACATTTAATGTCAAGCCCGCGACAATACGGAGCAGCCGCACCGTTCTTGTTATCGACATTCAGTTTGAGTGCTGTTGCAGCGGATACCGTTGCGTCGGTTGATTCGTCCCGGACTGCTTTGAGTTCCCCGGCGGTGATTTCCCCGCCAGTCGATATGAGGTTGTCAACCACGCGGATGTTGAACCCGTGGATCTGTTCGCCTGCCAGAAGGATCGTGGCCGGTGCAACACACGCCTCAATGAGCTTAGCCTGCCGGATCGCGGTGTCGCCTTCCAACAGGAAGTTCCCTGCTGATGTTGACCCACTGCCGAAATGCAGGATGCCGCCGAGCGGGTTGAAATCGTTGTGGACTTTGACCGCTACGAGGGTCGGGACAGTAGTTGATGCCGATACCGCACCAAGCACAAAGCCGAACGGCTGGAAATGCTGCGGGTCCTGTTCGCCGGATAAGAGATAGGTGTCAGTACCGGGCGTCTTCTGGATATAGATCGGGTCGCCGTAAGTGAGCGCCTTGGCAATACCGTCACTGGTGCCGTCAGATACGCACCCGAGCACGTAGAGATACCAGATGCCTTCTGTATCAATTGATACCACGTCGGTCGCTGCGGTAGCTGTTCCGAACGATACCCCGACGATATTAGCGCCGTGAATGACCGGGTCGCCTTTATTCACGAACCCGCTTGTCCGGTACGGATGGACGAGTTCAGACTCAACAATTGAGAGGTGCCGGCCTTCGTAGGTGCTGCTGCCCTCTTCCCCGGCCGTCTTGGTCGGGCTGGTTAATGGATACTGTGTCATTTCTGTTACCTGCCTCCGACTGCGATTTCTGCAAGTCTGGTCGCTTCATCGCGGGTCTTGCCGAGGCTCATGTTCAACGCGATATAGGATTCCATGAGCTGTTTGCCGTCCGATGCTGGCGGGGTGGTTGTCCCGTTATCCTTGATGCCCGTCCCGGTCTCTTTCAGGATCAGGGCAATCTCGTCGGATTTGGCCTTGATTGCCTCGGTAACGATCTTGCCGTATTCAGCAGCGTTGATCGTGCCGTCTTCCGCAAGGACAACCTGTTTAACCAGGGATTCGGTCAGCATCTTGCCGGAAGTCGCAGGGAGTTTCACTTTTGCCAGTTCAGCAGCAATGTAGTCCCGTGCTTTCCCCTCGGCGATAGTAGTACGGAGGGTTTTGTTCTCCTGTTCAAGCGCCTTGATCTTGTCAGCCGCTTCAGTGAGTTTCGCGGTCTGGTCTTTCGTGACCGCCTCGATCTTCAGCTCTTCAGTGAGGGTCTTTTTCATTTCCTCAAAGACCTCCGGGTGATTCGTGCGAACCTCCGAGAGGGTAAGTGATTCCTGTTTGTCTGCCATATTCTCCTCAATATCCTCGTTTCCGGTCGGGTCTGCCCGAACCTTCATCTCCGAAAACATTGTGCGATAATGCCCGTTTGCGCCCGGGGTTGTGACGAAATCCACGGTGTTCGTAGGGTCCGCCCGTAACTCTTTGATAATCGGTCCTTTCTTACCGTCAGGTGCCTCACCTGCCTCGGATACACCCGAGACATAATGCGAGATCCCGATATGGCCGTCCATAGCCCGGATCTGGTCTATGAAATGCGGCAGGACTTTTGCACGGGTGTATGGCCCGGGGCCGTCCCATCCAGCCGGCTCATAATGCCCGGCTTCCGTGAAGATTGCAGCAAGGGGTGATTCCCCTAAAATTGTCCGGGCGGGCTGGTCTTCCCGTTCCTTCCGGGAAGGGTGGTCGATATGCATGTGCATACCTTTTGGGTACACCCCGTTCCGGCAGGCTTCCTGTAAGACTCGTTCAGAATAGAAACCGAAAGACCCCCAACCGGGCGAGATGATGTGAACGTCAATCGCCATCCCGGTAGGATCAGATCCGGATTCGATCAGCCGGAAGGCGGCGACGGGGCTATCAAAAATAGTCGTGGCTTCTGCCATTACATAATGGGACGTGCAAATGTTTATAAGGTTAAGGTCGGACTATAGCAATGTCAGAGTGTATTAGTGTAATTCATTGACGATAGATAAAAGAGCAATTGGTTATTGTGCGCTATAGTGGGTTCTGTTATCGGGAAAGCTTAATATGATATGAATGAATACCCTTATATAGCAATGTCATTTACCGTAAGTAAAGTCGGTCGGATCTCACGAAAACGGTTTGTATCCTCGGAAGAGACCGTGCTGGAAGTCCTGCATGCCCGGCTTAAAGGGGAAAAGGATGTCAGTATCCGCCGGTATTTACGGCAGAAAATAAAACTTTTTTAAAATTGAATTGTTGTAAATTTACAACTTTTCAGTACTGGATCACATCGATGGTATAAACACCGGCGCCGCTATCCTGGGTAACATAGATAACCGCTTTCTCATACGGCTCTACCAGGCTGGTCATATCCTTAAGCAGGGTATTGGCTACGATGCTGGTGTTCGCGAGCACGGGATCCGCGAGGCATGCAGCATCAGCTGTTGAATACACATCTATCCGGTAGAACATCGACGCGGTAGGGTTCTTGATCTTGATTACCGCGCCTTTCCCCCGGTACAGGGTTGCTGCAATGGCTTCTGTTGCGCTGGTGGTTCCGCTATCCGATCCTGATTTCTTGACTTCATTAAGATTTAATACCATAATTCTCCTCCTGATTTGTATTCTTATTGCGATACAGCGTGATAGGGTTTATGCGGTCACTTCGGGACCTCCTGATATAATTCATAACACCGGCAATTAGGATGTCCCGGGGGCTGCTGCACTCCCGAACTGTGCGTCTGGTTAAGGGGTATCCACCCGTCGTCCTGATTGTTCCGGCATAAGTCTGATACCAGATCGTCTTCGGAAGTCTGGTAAAACTTCTCCATTATAACCCCGTCGTCTTTAAGAGCATCAGCAAACAGGCGATTTCCTTCTTCGTATCCTTGCGCTGTCTCATAGACGGCAATTGTCCGGGCGCGTTTCTTACTGAACCCGTCGAACTTCCGGGATATTTCTTTTGCTGTCTGGTCGTAACTCCACCCTTTATCAATCGCGGTCGTGATGACGGCCTTGATCTGGTCTCCCGTGGTCTGCTGGATACCCCGGATCTTATCGACACTGCCGCCGTTATCCTGGAACCAGCGGACTGCACGCGGATTCGCCAATGAAAATGCCGTCTTCGGATCGAACATCACCCGCCTTAACTGGTCAGCTCCTGCCGCTAACCCATCCGCTGATGCCGCTGCTATAATATGCTGGAGCTCGCCTTCACTGTTCCGTGCGATCTCTTGCCAGACGCGATCCCAGTTCTGCCCGGTAAAGTCGATATTACTTTCCGATAATTTTCGATATGATTCACTGAACAGGAATTGGTATTTGCCCATCTCTGCCAGTACCGCACCCTTCTGTCTCTTGAAGAACGCTGCTATTGGTTTCTTATGCCGGGATGCAAGCCTGTCTTTCTCCCGTTGTTTAATGGTGCCGATAGCAGCCCTGCGGAGCTTTGCAGCGGATTCGGAGATCATTTGTCCCCTTTCATCATCACGTCGTTTCTCAAGTGGATCTGCTCAACAAATATAGTTTTATCACCTCTTGCAATTGCAGATTGGTAACGCCGATGACCATTAAAAAGGCGATACTTTCCATTCTCTAATTGGGTTACATCTACTGGGGGGGCCTGTGTAGTTAGATCTTTATAGATTGGTTTTTTATCAAGAATATCTTCACTTGTTTTCTCGATATCTGATAGTGGGATCACTTTTAATTCGTGAACATACTTTTTTTGGTTCCGAGAATTTGTTGTGATATAATGCTTTCCAATGAGATATCCTGCGTCCGTGCCTTCAACATAATTTTCTGCAAGTTCGGCGTTTTCATATGCTTCTGAAGGAGTTGTTTCAGATAAAGGTTTTCCTTTTCCATATGACACTCCGCCGGAATTGCTTGATCCGCCTCCATCTCCAGACAAATCCTTTCCTGTTGTTCTCTTGAAGGCGTCGGCAGTGCTCTCTCCATCTTTAATCTGAATGTGTACTCCATTAATTGTGATCCAGTTACCTTCATCAGCTTCCTTTAACCTCACTGCTTCCGCAAGTTCCTGTGCTGCAATGGCGATATTATCCAGCGGGTTCCCGGGCGCAAACGGGTTGGTCGTCGCGGGTTCTTCCGGTACTGCTTCGACCTTCTCCTCAAATGCCGTTACTAGCTCTTCCAGCTCGGCGTCGTCTGGTAGTTTCCATTCAAGGGCTTCGTGTGAGGCTTTGATGTAGTCCTTTGCCCGGAACGTCCCTTTCCAGTTCCCGGCATTGTCAAAGGCGAGTTTATTCACGTTATCGATGTAAGCGTTGACATTATCCCGGATTGGCGGGAAGGATACTTCAAAGTCTGACGATTCGAGCATATACTCAAATATCTCCTCAAAGGCGTCTTTCCATGCAGTTTGCCGCTCCTGGATAAGCATGATGAAAACCGGGCTGATCTCCTTCGCCGTTGCCAGATTGCCGGTACTCGGATCCATTGTAAGATAGGTTTCTGGAACGCCTGATGCAGCGCAGATGTTCATGAGGAGCGACCGGGCACCTTCAATACCGATGATCTTGCCACTGCCTGCGTCAATCGTCTTGAGCTCGTTGCCTTCCGACGCTATCACCATCGAGCCCGCCGGGTTGCTTTGTAATGCCGTGCCCATATACGACTGGTTCCCGGCGAACTGCCCGGATAATGCTGATACTTGAGCCGCCCCGCCTTTTGTCGTCATCATGTGAGAGTATTTCCGGTAAGCTGCTACAATGGCGGCGAAATCTTCAAGGAACTTCTCATGGGGTTTTGTCCACCTGCAGGTACTGATGAGAGGGGATAAAGCGAACTTGGTTTTCAGGTCTTTCTCTTCGGTCATGTGATAGACCGTGATTGACGTGTCAACCTCGTAAGTATTGCCGGCATACGATAACAGCATCTTATCTTTCGGGATCTCTGTCGGGAGGGTGTAAATGGATGGATACGCTTTCTTATGGCTCTTCCCATCCTGGTCCTGCCATGTGCGGATATAGAATAACGGTCGGTCGGAATCGTCTTTATCCAGCACGATATCCCGTATCTCGCGGTTCGGCCATGCCCGGATCTGCTGTTTATCTTTCCAGATGGCAAAGAAGACGTTGCCGCTTCTCATTAAGGATTTGTCAATCGCAACAATGGCTTTATGGCTGAACACTGCTTGTTTATTGAGTCCCTTTTGGATCTTCTCAACCTGCCCGTTTGTCTGTGACGTGATGGAGAAATCAAGCGCGAAGGTAAACTGGCTTTTGACTTTGACGACCCGGCCGACCAGCGGAGAATACACGTACATGTAATCCACCATATCGGCGTACATGTCGATGATTTCCTTCGTCATGAATTTGAATTGGTTATTCTCCGCGCCGGATGTCCTTACCCATAAATAATCCCGGTCGATACGGTTCTGCCAGTCAAGGTCTGAATAGGTGGATTCGGATAACTTACCGCCTTCTCTGAATCGTTCTTCCATCTCCATTGAGAGGTTGTTGTATTTTATCATCAGCTCTTCGTGCATCTTTACCAGAGGGTCGGGGGCGGCTTCCTGCTTCTTCTTCGTCATGGTATCCATACTCCGTTCTCAAAATGGCCGGGTCGGGTACTGCCTTCCTGTTGTGGTTTCACGTTCGGCCTTCCCTCTGCGTTCCGGCACCGTCCGGTCTCGTCAAGGGATATGAGCTTCATCATACAGGTCGGTTCAATGCCGGTCTTGACATTAAACCGGCATAACGCCGCTGAACACCCGACAACGGTTTCCCGGAAGTCTGCCGTCATTGCGTGCACTCCTTCCCCTTATGACAGTGGATATGAATGTGCATGCCCTGTGTGTTGTACTGCGGTTCTTTAATGACGGTGCTTTCTGGTTCGGGTTCGCGGGTGAGGTACTGGAACGCCGCTTCTTCAAGCTGCTCGAAGGTAAAGAACTTTTCCGCTATGATAACACCGGTAAACTTCTCATCATCTATCGGCAACTGTTCCGCGTTTTTATTTACCAATATTATGCCCATTATCGCACGCTCGCTTTCAGGTGCCGGGAACAGTCCGGGTTATTCTGGAACGCCATCAGCCAGTCGAACTTTGATTTGGTCATGGTAAGATGTATCTGGTCACCGTCGCTCAACTTCTCCGGGATGAACTCAATGAGCCGGGTAACGGTACTATCGACATCCGGCTGGTTGAGCATTTTCTGGAGCGTATCCAGTTTACCCCGGGTCTCGACCTTCACCTGTATGGTCGTGGTGGTCTTCTCGGTCGGTTCCTGCTGCTGTTTTGCCTGCTGTTTTTGTGCTGCCATGTTCACTTCCTAAATCTGATAATCGTCATGCATTACATACACTTTCTGTTGTTTCTGGTCGTCTGCGGGTTTGATTCCGTCAACGAATGCCACTAAATAGCGCATCGGGTCCATACCATGATCGTTCTCATTTTTCGGTTCCTCTTTGTTGGGCTTTCCGTCCTTTGTCGGGAGCCAGATGTACGATTCTACTTCCTGCTCCGTACAGAGGGGTTTTTTATCATTCTGTAACACTGGATCGGCTTCGACAAGTGCATCGGTCATGATAAACAGCCGGGGTTTTCCATCACCGGCTTTCCTTAACCTTACCTGTACTCCCTGGATACCGAGCGATACTGATTTCATGGCGGGTTGTGTTGGGATGCCGTGCGCTTCAAGGGTTGCCCGGTCTTCTGCGTCATGGTCACAGATGGTTGTCAGTATCCGCTCTCCGGAAGATAGCCGGTTAATAAGGGATGCATGGTCGTTTCCCTGCGGATCTCCTCCTACAATCCGGTGAGTCATGTAAATCTCGCGGTATAAGTAGAGCCGGCCGTCCGGGTCAAGTGCCCACCATTGGCATACAAACGGGTTCGTATACCCGAAATCCACTGCCCTGATCCGAATCCAGTCTGCCGGGATAGGGAATGGGTTGATAAGGTGAACGTCCCGGTCGAACTCCTCATAAATGACACCTTCAGCAGCAGCCCACTTACCGAGATATAACCGGAGGTATCGGACACCTGTGAGGTTCTTGAGCACTTCCATTGAGCGTTTACCCTGCTCGGTTATCTCATGAGTGATGGGATTGAATAAGATCGGGTTATCCTGGTGCCTGGATTCAATGAATTTCAATCGCCCTTTTTCCGCTCGTGTCCTGATCCAATGCGTCGGGGGTGCGGGGTTGCAATCCGCGAGCACTTGAGCGTATGGCATGTTACCCGCCCGGCCGGTTGTTCTCGTTGTAATAATCTCCCAATCGTTCAGGGTCAGCTCTTCCGCTTGGTTGACATACACGACATCCCATTCAGAGCTAAGTACTTTTTCTGGGACATCCATGCCGCCTAAATAAATCCGGCTGCCATTCGGGTACACATACCCTTCCCGGTGTATCCCTCCGATTTTCTGGATGGGGGAATTAGGAGTGAGGACTTTAAACTCATAGGTCAAAAGAGCCGAGGTAGAGAGGCTTTTATACGATTTCCTGACGATGATCGCACGGGCACCGGGATACTTCCACATGAGAGCGTCAAGTTTCTCAAGTGCGGTCCTTGTCTTACCGGTCTCGGCCGGACCTGCTATGATAACTTCCGGCTCCTTACACTTCCATAATTCCAATCCGCCTCCGTATGGCTGGAACCCTTCACCACCTTTTGGTGATTCTACAATGACATACGGGCATTGTGCGGCTTCACTCATAGATCATCCATGCTCACATTTTTCAGGATCTTTACCGCGAGGGGTTTGCCGTCTTTCCCTCCGATCTCAACATCTCTCTTATCTCTCCAGTCTTTCGGCTGCCGGTTCTTTAACCAGAATATCTGAGCTGTGACATCCGGGGCAACCTGCTTTACGGTAACTGTCTTGATAAGTCCCTTTTCCGGATCGTGTTTTTCCGATATTTCCGTGTATTCGTACCCGAGAGCTCGCTGATAAAGTGACTTTACAACAGGAGCGTCCGCCTGATCTTTGTTTCCTTTTATGGAATCAGAAAATTCAGGAAATTGTTTTCTCCACTGGTTCAGGGTTTCTGTCGTTATCCCGAGGGTCTTTGCGATCTCTTCATTGGTTTTTCCCATTAATGCCAGTTCACCTGCTTTTTTTGGGTGAAATTCGGGATTATACAGGGACTTCCTTCCCGCTTTCTTCAATTTATCAGACGGTTTTTTCTTTGTCATAATTAACCCGTTTTATTGGATTTCTGATCCATCCAAGTTTTGATATGTGGCTTTGAAGATTTCATCTCCACAGGGATATTTCTCTCCTTGAATGCCTGTGATAAGCCATTCACCCGGATACCCGTATAAAGTCCCTTCTCGTGTTTTAATCTCAATCTTTTCTCTGATTTGTTCGGCTTCGATCACAACTGGTTTTTTTCTGTATTGCATTGATAAACCTCCTGACTAGGGCAATAATACTGCATTATACCATTCGCCTTCAAGATGACAGACAATATACGCTGGATCTTCTGGTGGGATCTGGATGCTCACATGCCATCGACATTTCTTGCAGACATCGAAGGGTAATGGAGGGAAATGTTCTCGCGGGCATTTTACGTGTTTGAGGTCGCCCCGTTCGTCACTGATAAGGATCTGCATCATCTCTTCTTCACCTTCGGGCATTTCCAGTAATCACAATACGCCCGGGTCTCACCGGCACCACACATAATCCCGCCTTGAGTATCTACCAGCTTATCACATTCTATTGATGCTTCCCGCCATTTCTCTAATGACATATATCGCCAGTTCGTCGGGTTCATACCCCCACTAACCCCCAATAATACGTTCTGGCAACAAAATCTCCACCGGTCTGTTCCACCCTGTACTCTTTCACATAACCACACACTTTTCCAAACATGTTGGTAAGAGCGTAGGTACCCCACATAGATTCGTGGGGGAGTACCGGTATTGGAATGGAAATTTTCTCTTCTGGTAGGGGTTGCCCACAGCATTTACAATTGGTTATCATCCTTTCACCACTCTCCAATCCCCGATAATCGCCTGTGGTGCTTCCATTGACACACACTCGCTTTTCATTATCCTGTCCGGTTCGGTACTCTTAAGAAAACAGGTACATTCAAGATCCTCCCGGGCATATGCAGAACAGGTCACGATTATCCGGGCGATCCATGCTATCTTCTGGTCGGGGTTGATCATGTTTCCCTTTCCAGTTCTTTGCGTTTCAGGATGGCATCCCCTTGGTCTTTTCGGGATATCTCACGGATCCTTTCCCAACACCCAGAACAGAATTTAAGTTCAATACATCCCTGCTCGTGCTCTCCATGATCGCTATAAGTGCCGGATATTTCCGCATCAACTTCTTTTTTCTTGAGCGCGATCCCACAGTCGCAGCATTTGAAATCAAGTCCGAGCGTGAGGGCAATTGGCATTTCAGAGCGATCTCACCCCTGTTTCCACAATAGTCCTTCATTCCCGCTGAATATTCCGTTTCTCCACTTGTTATCTTTACAGAATACCCTCGCATGACTCCCTTTGGAGCAATGGTTCATCGTCTGGTACACCGGGCTCTGGCATCCTCCGTAATTGGTCGTACCGAAGGCACCCCAATCCACTTCAATCAGGTTGTTCTCGACGTATACGCCAACCTGCGGGTTATCGCGGATATGCACAACCGACTGGCAAGCCGGGCATCCTGCGTTGCGGAACGTGTTGTGATGGATGAGGTACTTCGTACCGGCGCAGGCAATACCGTCGACGTTATACTTCTCGTTTTCATGGACATCGACATGACAGCCGCCAATACAGTTCCCATGCCCTAAATGGACGTTATACCGGAACTCGTAGGTTTCACCGACTAATCCACCGCCGGTCATGGAATGGCGGTTATTATCGAACAGGTTGGCTTCTACTAAAGCATTACCGCCGTTCACGTTGACACCATAGCCTTCTCCTCTCGCTTGGTTGTGGTGAATGTAGTTGTGATGAATATGCGGGTCTACGCAATGGTCAACGAAGACACCGGCATACGACCATCCTCTTATTTCGCAGTTGTCAACTTCAAAGCCGGGATGCCCGTAATTGGTGATGCCTTTCAGGTACATGGACTCGCTGACCGATGTGCTATCTTGGGGTAACATCTCGCCTTCCAGGATGCAGCCGGTTATCCTGACATCCTTGCCTCCCGCTGTCAGCATGGCATCCTTCCATCCGCCGGTTGATGTGCTTTTCTTGAGGATAGCGGTACGATCGGATGCTATCGTGACGCCGGGCGGGATGGTGACGGTACTAGTGCCATTAAAAAGGATGGTGCTTTTCGGGATGATGTATATGATATCGCCGGACTTCGCTGCGGCAATTCTTGACCGGAACTCGGATATAGTGCTGGCAGTGAGTGAGCTGGTGAGGGTTGGGTAAGGTGTCATGCTTCAGCTAACCCCCATGATACTAATTTCCCCTGTTCCTGTGCTTTCTCTATGCGGGAAGAAGCATCGTTAAAAAATACCTCGTCTAACTCAAACCCGACGAATCGCCTTCCAGTTTTGATTGATGCAACACCAGTTGTACCGGACCCCATGAATGGATCGAGCACAATATCATTTTCGTCCGATGAGAACCGTATCGCTCGTTCTGGTAAGCCAACGGGCATTTGTGCGGGATGAGATTTCTGGTTGGTGCCGGGTTTCATTATCGCTTCTTTGTGATGAACGGAACCGGCATAGATAAAAGGTATATCATCCCAATAATCAAGGTATTGTCCCTTTGGAGATGTCGAATAACCCCCCCATCGTTGATTCTCTTGGGTGATCCTACGAGTTACAGCATAAGTATTAAATTTGTAATTTTCGGTCTTCCCATAGATAAGAATGGGTTGGGTGGAACCCCAAAAACTCCGTTTATCGTGACAAGCTGAAACATTCCTCCATTTAACTAAATTGATGAATACACCCCGGCTTCCCATCATCGGAAACTTCTTTTCCAAATGTCTATCCAATGTCATTAGATAGAAGGTGCCGGTATCTTTGAGAACCCTGAACCCCTCGCCGATCCATTCATCGCACCACGAATAATAATCAGAACGGTTATCCTTTGTCGGATCGTCGCCGTATTTCTTTTTAACATTGAAGGGCGGATCTGCGAATATCATATCAATACTCTCGTCCTCAATCTGCCGCATCCCGTCAAGACAATCCATATTATAAACCCGGTTGAGTTCCAACGCCATACCGCTACCCGCCTATCGCATACCCGCTGACAGTATCCGGTGCTCCATACGTCGGTATAGTATCTCCTGTCGTCGGTGTTGTGGTTGCCGGAATATTACCAACTACAATATAATCCGGTCTTTTAATTGTGTGTGTACCGAAAGCATTGGTGACCGTGAGAGTGATAGTGTATTTCTTGGGAGCGGATGGCCAGAAGCGCCATGCGGGGTTCTGTTGGGTGTTCTGCGGTAAGTTGCCGGCACCGTCGCTCATATCCCATTTGTAGGTTAATGGGAGGGTGCCGGTGCTCTTATTGCTGAACTGGACGGTCAATGGTGATGCGCCGGATAACGGGGTCGCGGTGAATGAAGCTGTCGGTGATATCCCTGCGGGTTCCGGTACTATGACCGGCTCTGTATGCGTGGGTTTTGCTCGTAGTCCGGCTAATATCGTCTCTAATGAGAGCAGCAGCCCATCAAGAGCTGCGATTTCGGTATCGTCAATCAGTCTTTGTGCCATACACTAACCCCAATTCGGACTCGTCCAGTAGAGATACTTCCGAGATTTCACCACATAACATTCACAGTCGTCATTCTCACAGTCATCTCCCGCTTCTCTCGCGATTGACTGTGCTTTTTTACATTCGGGGCATCTTGTCATATCCCGAAGTTCTCTGGTAAATTGTGCTTTTGTGGTCATTGTTTACTCCTTTGAATACCCCCATACCGCTTCTGTGAGCGGGACTATAGGGGCATCCCTCGCTGAAAGGTATTATCTCCTAGATGGATGTTAACGACCTGACTTTCTTATTCTGTGGGTATATTTCGCGGGTAATTGCATTCGTTTGCAGAGTGTCCTTTTATTTCATGGAAGAAATCTGTACCAGTCCCTTTCAGTGAGGGTAAAGGGCCTGAGGCAGTTACGGACTGCGTGATTCTCCCCCTTCAAGGCTCAGGCCCCGATATTAGGGTTATACGTGCAATAGCTTGGAAATTATGGAGTTATGGGGATTCCACCCCGATCTCAACGGTTCTTCCTTCACCGTTTACAACCATTTTCTCACCGGTGTTTTCATTGAACGTGAAGACCGGGTTGAAGGTCATGCCGGTGTAATGTGCGATTGGGACGAATTTGAATGTATGATCAACGTCTGCGTGTCCCTTTACGAGCGGTACAAGCTGGAAAGTGCCGTCATTCCAGTCGATATCACAACTGACATAACCGGAATGATCTGCTGCGGGTTGCGTGGCGTCAAGAGCGAAGGCAATGGTAGCTGGTGAAGGCAGGCCATAGATCAGGTGGAAGACCTTACCTCCGAGGCTCGGGTTTACCGTGCATCCGCCATCAGGAAGGTTGACCGGATCCGAGCTGGCCGGGGTGGTTGTGGTGGTGGTCGTGCTGGCAGGAGTTGTGGTTGTTGTGTTATTGGTCACTACGACGGTTTCGGTAGCCGGGGGGAAGATTTTCTTCCAGAGCTGCTGGCCGATTGCTGCAATAGTACCCAGTGAGCCGGCAGAGATGAGGATCTGTCCTAGCCCTCCCGCCTCAAGGATGGGGGCATACTGTTCGATCCAAGCTTGGATGTTATACGCGGATATTTCGGTGAGTCCAAAATACCATAACACAAACGAGGCAAGGATACCCATATAGACAACGGGCAGGAATTTATTCCAGTCGAATGCTTCTCCTGTCTTCCGGTGTGCATTGTAGTACCCCAGCGATGCAGTTATCACGGCCGCCATGGTGAATTTCAGGAAGTTCAGATAACCGAGTGTGGTCTCTGTCCCGGTGCCATCCGCAGCACTTACAATACCGGTCATCGCCAGTAAGATCATGACAATGACCAAAAACTTGAATTTGTTTTTCATTCAGTCTCTCCTCTTTTAATGCGCATTAAATGATTGAGAGAACCCCGGATATGGGGATTCAGACAGACAAACTGTCTTTTTTCCGATATGATAAGCTTTTCTGTATGGTCTCATTTCCGATCACCTTGCTGCTTGTGATTTAATCCGCAATAATAAATTCTGTCACTCGGAAAACACGAGTGCTTATGTAAGAGGAAAGAACAGCGTTGACAATCTTTTATACACTTCTCTTTTTGTTTTTCATCGATCTCACCCATAAACCACCAGAGATCCTGCTGTGAGGGGGGGGTCATTCCCGCTTCCCTCCCTGCTTGTGCTGGTGGACGAGTTGTTCTAACCTCTCCTTTGCCTGAAGGAACCCACTACATTTTCCTGCGTAATCGACTTTCCTCACAAAGTTCTCTTGCCGGTTTGCATCATTGTTGGCAATATCGGCCATTTCCTGTAACCAGTCCATATACTTTTTCAGCACATCCTCCGGTGCCGGTTGCTGTACCGGGCGGGAACGGATTTTCATAATATCGTCAAGGCAAATGCCATCTGCATTATTCCTTAACTCATCCTCGGTAATGATATACTGTCCCGGTACTGGTGCCTGCTGTTGCCCGGATACTGCGCTGGTTTGGGAGGCACAACCAACTTTCTCCATAATATTCGGTATAATACGAATGCAGTATTTTGCCTCAACCCCAAAAGGACAGTCTGGATTATTGCACGTTTCACATCGCTTTTCGTGCGGTTGCCCGTTCTCCTTATGCGTCATCGGAAACCTCCTTATCCCCAAAATTATCCCAAAGCATCATAGCGAAATTTGCTACATCTGCCGCCTCTCCCGGTATTCTATCATCATGTTGTCCATCCATCAGGAAATTCATATCACCGGGAGAATAGATAAAAAAACAGTCGTGAAGTTCTTTAACCTCTTCATCAAGACGGGTTAAGAGGTATTCCTGATTGCAACTCCTCCAACTTTTTTTATGATCGTTTTGTCGAAGTTTTCTTTCCATCAAAACCGCGAACTCTTTTACCTCTTTTCTACAATCCGCGAATGTCACGATATCCCCGATCTTATGCAATGGACTCATGGGGGATCGCCGCGTTCATCAGTATACGGACATCCCTCACAACAATCCCAATGATCACATCTGTCGCAATGTGATCCTTCATAATCAATGCCCATCTCTCCGAGCTGTTCACGAATGCAACGGAATAATTCCCCGTGTGCTTTTTTATAGCAACCAAATTTTAACATTGACTGGAAAAGCAGATATTGTGATTCTCCAAGCCGGTTGATCGTTTCCTCCCTCGTTTCTGGTATCCTTTCTTTTTTCATCCTTGCTCACCTACCTTATGCAATTGTTTCATGGTACTACTCCTTTCATCTTCATCGTCCAGTACATTACCAGTACCCCACTAAAGAAACCCATCCCGAAGATAATTATTATTACGGCGATATGGTTCAGGAGTGCCCGGGTCCTGTGGGTCATGATATCCCGTCCTTTTTGTAATACCGGCAATCCTCTTCTCCCTCGTCGATTTTACGGATGTAATCATAATGCAATTTCCTTATTTTACAATACGGTGCATCAATCCATTGCGTCCCAATCTTATCTGGGAGAAAACACGCCTCTGGTTCCATTGTCAGATTATCACAGGATTTACAGATCCCTGTTGGGATAAGAGATATCATAATTTCACCACGTCCTTTACTATCCGGTACACCGTGAATACCAGCCCGTTCCCATGATCCCGGGGGATAATTTCTATCGGCTCCTCAGGATGAGTGAGTCGGCATTGCCGGGCGATATCCCATGCATCCGACAGGCTGGCGTTCTCTTTCACGATATACTTCTGCTCGAACTCCTCCCGCACGATATTGAGCGTGATACCTTCCCATTGGTTTAACGGCGATTGGGTGATCATCGGGCATTCCTCACATTCGTGACCAGTCTAAAGTCAATGCGGGGATACAGGTACTTAGCCCATTTCCATTTTAGCCTGAAAGTTTCTGTCTGCATGGCTTCCGTGGCTTTGACATCCTCCACGACAGTATGAAGCATCCCTGCATCTGCTCCGGGAAGGTCGGTGGTTTGGTATGAGAAGTCGGCGATGTAGTCGATCGGTTTTTCCCACTCTCCCGAAAATCTGTACTGGTATTTTTCAAGGAGCCGGAAGACCGGGTGGACTTTAAGATCGCTGATTTCACCAGCCTGCTGAAGGAGCAGGAGTTCCTGATACCGGCGTCCCTCTTTTTTGGATGCGAATTTGTACCCGTCTATGACCGTCCCTTTGTTGTGGTATTTTGATGTCATTTCAACCCCCGTAACAGGCACCGGACTTTGAACGCTTCAACGATGGCCACTCTAACATAATATGTGAGTTCGGCAAGATTAAATTCTATAAAAGCTAGATCCTGCTCGATCTGTGACGGCTCGCCTTCGGTTTCATACTGTGATGTGATCATCTCATCAGCTCCGATATCTCGTGTTCCATCACCGCGATCTGGTCTTCTATCCTCGCAATTTCATCCCTTAAATGACCTTGCCGTTCCCGTAACTTTGCGACACGATATAAAGGGTTCGTGCATCCTGCCATTGTCGGATCACCGCTCACAATATCACCCGATCACGAAGTTTAAGTGCAAACACTTCCACTACCTCTTGTCGTTCCCAGGAAGGTATTGTTCTTACCTCGTACCCGTTCCAAGGATATACCAGCACGTTCTCCGGGCGTTTCTCGTTACCGTAGTTCCCCCGGACGAGGATCAACTTATCAAAGGTCTTACCAACGATGCGGCGTTTCCAATAGTCGGTGGTTTCCCGGTACTCTTCGTCCTTTTCACCACGAACTATTTTATCGAAGTAAATACCTTTGAGATGCAACATAAGATCGGTCATGCCGTCGCCTCCTGTGCTTTCCGTTCCGCATTCCGGATCCGCCGGTACTCACTGCCACATGACCGGCTGCATGTCTCCTGTTCTTTCCCAATCTTGACCCGGTACGAGTGGATAGCTACGGATAGTGGGAACGGTTTGCCTTTTCGTGGACAGTTCGGGTTCTTACAGACAAGATATATCCATCGTGGCGGTTTTATGATATCCGGGCTCTTTGCCGATGTCCTGTGGCCGGTCATGTCCGTTTCCTCCCTTGCGATATCCAGAACTGGTATCCGGTCTCCCACTGCTCAACACCGGTCAATGCCCGCCCGATCCGTTGCTGGTACAGACCGTAATCAAGGACCTGGTCGTCCGGGTGGATGATCATTTCGGCACCTCAAGAAACTTCTGTAAGTCCTTTTTGAATATATACTTTTTATTAAAGGACTTTAAGAGGGCCTCCGCCTTCCCGACATACTCCCGCATCTGGTCATCCGTGAACGTCTTTCCGGCATGGTTAAGTGCACCTAACCGGTATTCATCCACATACGGAGCGGTGATGCAGATCAGGGAGAGTGTTTGGTCAGGATAGATCATCGGTTCCAGGGATACCCAGGTGCGGATCCCCGCGTTGTGCATTATCATAAGTGCTCGCACCCGGTCACGTGTGGGCGCAGCGTTCGGTTCCCAGATACGCCGGTCTTCTTCCCGGGTGAATACGAGCGTCGTGCCGTACCGGAACAGGTCGGGGGCTTCCTGTAGTCTCTCAAGGTCAAAGAGTGACGGGATACCGGCTTTGGTCAGGATAGTGAAATGCAGACCGGCATTTATCAGGACACGGATCGCGGTACTGGTCAACCGGTGCTCTTGTTCAATCGGTTGATATGGGTCGGTCGTGAAGCTCATCAGGATCTCCCGCTGGTCGCCTGCATCAGCTAATTCTTTTGCATCGGCTTTCAGGGACTTGATCGCGTCTTTCCTCGGATATGGTTCTCCGTGGCCTGTAGCACGGGATAGTGACGGTACAAAACAGTATGAACACTTGAACGGGCACCAGCGATATAGTGATACTGCCAGCGGTGCGTATTCCAGCGCCCGTCCTTTTGGTTCGTAGATGATCTTCATCGCAACACTACCTACTTACGGAACAGGTCATAGACGCTCGCGCCGGCATAACATACGATAATCCCGAAAATGAACATCACCATAAACCCACCCATCGCCCCGGCAATGCCGCCCATTAATCCGATCAGGCCGCCAACAATACAGATCGGAAGA